TAGAGCATCGGTCTACGGAACCGAAGGTTGCTGGTTCGAGCCCAGCGGGGTGTATTCGCCTACGGAACCGTAGGCGAGCAAGGAAGCAAAAGACAAGCGGCGGCCTCTGGACTAGGGGCCGCCGGCCGCTACGCTCGGAGGCTATGAAGATGCTCTACGACTCAAAAGGGAAGAAGATCGCAACGGCCGACGAGATGGCCGAAGCCATCGGCGTAGACCCGAGCAACATTCGGAATTGGGCCAGGGCCGGCCAGCTCCGCCAGATCGTGGAATCGCCTCGACGAGTGTTCTACTACGTCGACGAGGTGAAGCGGCTCAACTCGGAAAAGATCGAGCTGCGAAAGAAGCGAGGCGGGAAGCCTCGGAAAAAAGGCACGGCGGCCTAACGCCGGGGGGCTCCAATGTCAAAAAACATTCTGGCCTACGCTTGCTACGCGATTCGTGCCTTCGGGCTTTTCCTTGTCATCTGTACCTCGCTCTTCCTCGTCGCATCTCCGCTGTTCGCAACCAAAGCGAGCCTCGCAGGTGTAGCGACGGGGATTCTTGTTTTGGCCTCTGCGGTTTTGTCGTGGCCAAGATTGCCAGAAGCCTGGCGGCGTGATCCGCCGACCGAGCGCCAGCTTGAATACGCGGAGTCTCTCGGGCTCGTCATCCCCGAAGGAGCTTCCAAGGGACAAGTTTCCCAAATGATCTCGCAGATCACGGGCCGCTAGCATCCCTCGCCGGCCTGCTCTTGCGGCCGAAAAAGGCCAAAAAAAGAATTTGCTCAAGCTGGGCTTGACCAATAAACGATAAATGGAATACGTTCCGCGTCGCGTCATGGATGACACGGCGTCGTGAACATCAGTCAAAGGAAACGACACATGGACGCTGACATCTGGGTTGAGCTTGTTTTGTTGTTGGTGCGGATCATTGCGGCCGGCCTGGCCGACTGATTTTTTTGCCAATCAATAAACGCTACGGAGGAATGGCATGGATGCCCACAAACCCGAATACGAAGCCGCGGCGTCCGGCATGGCCGAGACCTACGGCTCCCCTGCCCCGGCCCCAGCCGTTGGCGATTTCGTCAACGGCATCACGGCCGGCAAGCACTGGGGCGGCTACGTCCAAGAGGTGCGCGGAGGCCGGGCGATCGTCGACGTTGACGGCGATCGGCTGGAGGTTTCGCTCTCCGACATCACGACGCGGTGAACTCATGAGCAACCGCGCCACCCACAAAGAGCACGAGAAGAGGACACGCGACCAGGAGAAGGCCTATCGGGCCTCGAAGGTCTACGCGGCCGTGCGAGCCCTCCACGAAATGGTCGGCACCATGCGGCCGCTTGCCCCGAGGACGTACGAGCTGGAGCCCGCGCTTGTCGCTCGGGCTCGACGGATCGACGAAGAGGCATGGGCGATCTACCAGACCTCGGACGAAAGGGGATGGATATGAGCGACCAAGCGGCCGAGCTTGTTGCGTCCATCGTGATCCTGTGGGGGGCGGCCGTCGTCTCCTATCTCTCAATCTTGGCTCAACAGGAGGCGCTCGCGGCGGAGGCCGGCGAGCAGGAGGAGGCGGAGGATCCGCCACAGCAGGGAAGCAACTTCACACCGTCGCGGCATGGATGCCGCGGCGGCCTTATCTACGAAAGGGGATGGTTCAAATGAGTTTCACAATTAGGCAGGCAAAGAGATCCGCCACGAAGCTGCGGCTCCTGATCGACGGGCCGAGCGGCTCGGGCAAGACCTGGGGAGCCCTCCAGGTGGCAAAGGGCCTCGGCGGCCGTACCGTCGTCATCGACACCGAGGAAGGATCGTCCGACCTGTACGACTCGCTCCACGACTTTGGCGTAATTGACCTCAAGCCGCCGTTTACGCCCGAGCGGTACATCCAAGCGATCGGAGCGGCCGAGGCCGGCGGGGCCGACGTAATCATCGTCGACAGCATCACCCAGGAGTGGTCCGGCAAGGGCGGATGTCTGGAGCTCGTCGACGAGATTGCCCGAGCGCAATTCCGCGGCAACACCTGGAGCGCTTACTCGGTGATGACTCCGCGGCATCGGGCGTTTATCGACGCCATGCTCCGCAGCACGGCCCACATCATCGCCACGGGCCGGGCAAAGACGGAGACCGCCCAGGTGGACGACGGCGGGAAGAAGCGGGTCGCAAAACTGGGAATGAAGATCGAAACCCGCGACGGCGTCGAGTACGAATTCACGACCGTGCTTGACCTGATTCACGACGGCCACTTTGCCACGGTAAGCAAAGACCGTACGGGCATCTTCGCCGGCCAGGATCCAAAGCCGATCACGGTCGAGACCGGCCGCAAACTTCTAGCCTGGCTCTCAGGTGGGATCCCGGCCCCTGTGGTGGCGGCGCCGCCGCCTGCAAAAACCGCCACGGCGGTACAGGGGCCGGCTCCTGGTAACGACACGGGGCCGCTGGCAGTGTCGCCAGCGGGCAGCAGGCCGCCGGCGGAGTCCATCGGGCGCTCCGCCGGCCCTGCCGCGAACGACGAGCCGACGCTCTTCGGCACGATCAGCGATTACATCGCCGGCGCGAAGGCCGTGAAGACGTTGGGAGCGATCGCCGACCGGATCGAGGTTCTCGTTAGCGAGGGCCAGCTCACCTACGACCAGGCCCATGACCTCACCGAAGAGATCAACAAGCGGCACGACCAGATCGAACCCAAGAAGGAGGAATTGACCCATGCGATTTGACCGATTCAGCGATGACGAGCCCCAGCCGATCGCCGAGGTGCTTGAGGACGGCGATCACGTTTGCGAGATCACCGCCGAGAAGGAGTGGACGAGCCAGGACGGAGCCCGCGAAGCGGTGATCCTGACCTTTACGCCGCTCTCTGGAAATCATCCCTTCGACAAGTTCTTCGACCCAAGCGAAGAGCGCGATCACAAGGCGGCGCACCAGCTCCTCGCGGCCGCCGGCCTGGAGGGAGACACCGACGTAGGGGCTGGCCAGCTCAAGGGCGTGCGCGTGACCGTCACGACGAGGCGGGCGACCGACAAGGCCGGCGTTCCGAAGATCGACGCCCGTACGGGGCTCCAAAAGCTCTGGATCAATGGCTTTGCTCCTGCCAAGCAGGCCGCGAAGCCGGCCGACGAGCCCCAGTGGAAGGTAAACGCGATCAAGAAGAAGCCGGCGGCGGCGAAGGTGCTCGGTGGTGGCTCGGACGACATCCCCTTTTAGGAGATCGACCATGTGGCACGACGTAGCACCGTGGGAGCGACGGCTCGCGGAGATCGACGCGGCGCGGCATCCGTTGTTTAGACGTACCGACCCGGTTACGTCGCAGCTCGCGGCCCGCGACGCCGTAGGCGTCCAGGCCGACCACCAGCGACGGATCCTCAAGGCTCTTGAGCTGGGGCCGGCTGGGGCGACGGTGATCGCAAAACGATGTGGGCTCGACAAGCACCGCGTAGGGAAGCGGCTTGGCGAGATGGGCCGGGACGGGCTGATTCAAAAGACGGGCCGCGTGCTGGTCAACGAGCTCGGCCGGCGCGAGAGGGAATGGAGGTGTGCGTGACGAAAACATCTTGGAGACAGGACCGCACTGAGCGGTTCAGGATTCTGCATCGTGACAATTTCACGTGCAGGTATTGCGGCGCGCGTCCTGGCAGTGAATTGCTAGAGGTTGATCATTTGGTGCCTGTTGCTCGCGGCGGAAGCGACGAGGACACAAACAAGGTGTCTGCGTGCAGGACATGCAACCGCAGGAAGTCGGACACGATCTTCTTTCCGCACGACCTGATAGAGCGGCAAGACGACGAAGACGGCTGGTTTGTCCACAAGACATACGGCGAATGGTCAATTGTTTTTTGCGATGACCGTATTGGCGTTGAGAAGAAGGGCTATGGGTTTATTGAAGGTCACCGCATGTACGAGTTTGATTTGATAAGGCACATGCACAAGAAAACTTGGGGGGCGCAGGTTTTTCGTGACATGCACACGGCTTTTGAACATCTGCGAAAACTTATTCAAGATCCCATTTAAGGAGGCTGCGGATGGCCGGTGAGTGGGTCCCATACGACGTATGCCTACCCCAGAAGCCCGAGGTGCTCGAGCTCGTCGACCGCACCGGCCTCCAGCCGGACCAGGTCGTCGGGCGGCTCCTCATGCTGTGGGGCTGGGCGGCGCTCAACAGCTCGGACGGAACGGCCCGGATGTCGGTCCGTCTGCTGGCGAAGCTGTGCGGCGGTGACGAAGAGTTCTGGCGGGAGGTCGAGGCGGTGGGCTGGCTTGTGATTGACGCGGAAAACGGAACTGTGGCGATCCCCGGATGGGAGCGTCGGTTCTCGCAGGCCGCTAAATCTAGGGCTCTTGCCAACGTCCGGCACCAGGTCGACAAGGCCCGGGGCGCTGAGCGCCCCCAGCCGGGGCGCGTAGCGCCCCAGACCGGGACGCCTCGCGCCCTAGAGAGAAGAGATAGAGGAGATAGAAATTCTTCTTCTTCCCCGGGAAGTGCTGCGCAAGGGCAGGAGCAGCCGGCAGGCTGGGAGACGCTGCGCAAGGCGTGGGCGGCTGGCACTGGGAGGCCGTGGAAGCTGCCATCTGCCCCCGAGAAGGTGGCCGAGCGGCTGGCCGAGGAGGGATGGTTTGAGAAGGCCCTGGCGGCCATCCAAGAGCTGCCCCGGTGCAAATACTTCCGCGACCCCGTGACGCTGCCGCAGCTCGTGGCGAAAGGCTTTGTCGACAAAGTGCTGGGCGGCCAATTCGACAACCCGCGCGAGCAGCGGCCGGCTGGCGGCTACCGCGGCCAGGACGACAAGCCGCCGGCCGAGGGATGGAAGGGCGACGACCTGGTCCGGCTGGAGGCCACGAAGCGCCGCATGGTCGAGCAGCTCCGAGCGGAGGGCGCAGCATGATGACGTTTGGCGAACTGTTCGCAGGGATTGGTGGCTTTTCGCTCGGTTTTGAGCGGGCCGGAATGGAGTGCAAGTGGCAAGTGGAGATAGACCCGTATGCGACCGCAGTCCTCAAAAAGCACTGGCCAGACGTGCGACGACACGACGATGTGCGAACCTTCCCGCCAACACACACACAGGATTTCAGCGTCGATCTCATCTGCGGAGGCTTCCCATGCCAAGACATCAGCAACGCTGGAGACAAAAAAGGATTACGTGGCAACCGAAGCGGACTGTGGAAGGAGTTCGCCCGCATCATTGGCGAGATACGACCACGCTACGTCGTTGTGGAGAACGTCTCAGCGCTGCTTTCTCGGGGAATGGGAACAGTTCTCGCAGACCTTTCCTCGCTCGGGTATGACGCGGAATGGCATTGCATTCCCGCTGCCGCAGTTGGTTCACCTCAGTTCCGGGATCGGGTGTGGATTATTGCCCACCCTAGTTGCCGGCGACTCTCGCGGGGGCCGGAACGGCACCGCGAAGGGCAGATCGTTGAGCGATGGGATGACGCTGACGGATTGGCTATGGGTCAACGTAGGGCGAGGGACGCTAGATCCTGGGTCCGCCGAGCAGATCATGGGATTCCCTCTCGGGTGGACCGCCTTAGATGCCTCGGAAACGCCGTCGTCCCGCAAATCGTCGAAGTCATCGGGCGGGCGATCATGCAAACGGAAAACGAGGTGAGAGCATGAGCGACACATTCCTCGGCACCGAGGAGGACGAGCTGCGAGCCCGGATCGACACGCTCGAAGCCACGGTCGAGATGCTCGGCCGGCGTAACAAGCGACTTGTCTCGGTGGTGCAGCTGGTGCACGACGCGCTCGACGCCGAGAAGTGGGACGGACGCTGGAGTAACCGGCTGATGCAGGCCCGCCAGGTTGCGCAGGGGATGCTAGCGGACTCGTCCGTACCGCTTGGCGAGCACCTCGACCCCAACGAGCGGCTGGCCTACGACGTCAACCCGCGCAAGACGGGCGATTAACAAAGCAACAAGGCCGGCAGCGTTGCCGGCTAGTTCGATGACGATAGCGAAAGGAGTCTCTATGCGTTTTGTTTACACGGCCCTGGTTCTCCTGATGGCGACCACGGCCCAGGCCGAGACGGTGATTGTGCGAGGGCCGGCGACGGTGGTAACGGCTCAAGATCATGCCCTGGTTCTCGCTAGGCGCGGCACGCTGGTCCACAGCCATTGCAACCAGTACGAGGGGATCGGAACGGGCTCGACGCCGGACCAGGCGAAGCGCAACTGTTGCTTCTACGGCCGGCGCGTGATCGTCGAGGAAGGCGTCGCGTACTCGCCATCGGCTCGCAAGTGGTTTGCGGTGATCCGTTACCGGTAACAAACTGCCACAAACTCGCCCGGCCGGATCACAACCGGCCGGGCGGTTTCCACTGGAAAAGCCACAATGACCGACATTGTCGACGAGCTGCGAGACCGAGCGTACAGCCACAAAGCCGGCGACCCACTATCCGAACGCGCGGCCAAGGAGATTGAGCGGCTACGAAATGGTGCAGTAGACGCCCGCGAAACGGTAACGCTCACCGACGCGGAGCGGGATGCGATTGAGTGGGCTGCAAGGTGGATCACAACCACGGCTGTGCCATCGGCTGCAATAGCCCATTGTCACGCCGACTCCCTCCGCAACCTGCTGGAGCGTCTGAAATGAATCGCGGCGTGTGCCATCGTTGCGGCGGGCATTGGAAACGGTGCTGGAAGTGCCAAGCGTTTGTTTATAACTTCGACGGGAGGCCACGATGGGTGACACTAGGCGTATGCCATACGCGGAAATATCACAGGACGTTCTAGCCAAGACGGCCGGCCGCGTGTTCCTGGACAGTCCCACAGACGACGTACCGGAAAAGCTGTGGGTCGATTACTGGCCGGCCGGCGACCAGCATTACCTACGGGCGATCTTTTCCGGCAAGGCCTCGGGCGTCGTGCTGCTACTGCTATCGGAAGTGGCTAGACGCCTTGGCAAGCGGTACGACGTAACGCTCGTCTCCGTTGCCTACTCCGACAAATACACCTGGGCGGAGGTGGAGCAAATGGTCACTAAGCTCCATTCCGTCGAGTAGACCGAAAACTTTCCGGCGTTACATTGCGCTGGCATAGCCAAGGAGGGCTTATGCCGGCGGCCACTAGGTTTGTTGTTCCGGGGAATCCTGTACCGCAACCGCGGCCCAGGTTCTCAGCTCGTGGCGGCTTCGCCCGTGCATACACGCCGGCCGACCATCCTGTACACGCCTACCGCCAGGCCGTCGCCATGCTGGCACGGTCGGCCGCCGCTAACCTCGGCCTCGCTCCTTGGGCCGGCGATGTGTCAATACAGATCGACGCGGTATTTGGCCGGCCGCCGTCGCACAAGAAGCTCGGAACAAAAGCACCCCCCCGGCCCTACAAATCCGATTGGGACAACATTGCCAAAGCGGTCTGCGATGCGCTGAACGGGATTGCCTATGTCGATGACGACCAGATCGTCGACGCGCATGTTACGCGGCGTTACGCGAGAGACGGCGAGCCGGCTCATACGGCCGTAATCATTACGAGGCTCTAGCCCATGCCGCGCAAGGGGGACAAGCAACTGCTAACGAAACAACAGGAGAAGCTAGCCCGCGCAGCGTTTGCCAAAGGATCAACGCGAGACGAAGTAGCGTTCCTGCTTGGCGTCTCTCGCTCAATCCTAGAAGGCCGCATGAAAGACCAGCTACGCGACGTACGAACGGGACAAGGCCGGCACAGCTACCGGCGACGAGTAGATCCGACGGAAGAAGAGATACAACAGAGAATTGAAGACATACACAAACGCCGGCTCTTACTCTTCGACAGCAGGGCAAAGTAAATGCCAAAAGACATACCGCGATGGCGGCCCAATCGGCCGCGAACAAAACAAACCAAAGAAGTTAAACACTACGCGACGAGCGATTGGAGAGCGAAGCGCGATAGAATACTTTTGCGCGACGCTTTCACATGCGCGATGTGCGGCGCTCGCGTCGATGGTTTGCGTGCGCATGTCGATCACATAATTCCGCTTGAAGATGGCGGGACAGACGATGACAAGAATTTACAAGTGCTATGTAGCGCCGATCACGGGCGCAAAACGGTTCAAGAGCAACGGCGACGCGGGCACATATGACGCAAAATGCTACATGGGGGGTGGGGTCGACCGTCAAAGTGGCATACCACAGGAAACCCCACGCCCGCTGTGCGCATGTGGCCGGATTTTGGCGACATTTTTCTGAGGGCTAAATGGGCAAACCAGGACCACGGCGGGCACCGACAAAACTCAAGATTCTGCGCGGCAATCCATCCAAAGAGAACCTAAAACGACGCCTGGAGGCCGAGCCCAAGCCGGCCGACGCGACGCTAGACGCTCCCGAGCTGCTCGTCGGGCCTGCTCTTGAGATGTGGAACCGTCGCGCGCCGCAGCTCCTCGCGCTGGGCGTGTTCTCAATCGTCGACCGTGACACGCTCGCGCGGTACTGCCTGCTCTACGATCTTTTCCTAGAGACCTATCTCCAAGTGAAGGCCGATGGGGCTTCGAGCTCGTCGGCCGCCGGCACGAAAAAGGGAAACCCGGACGTAGCAGCGCTCCGCGGCTACGCGGCCGACCTCCTGGCCATCGAAAGGGAATTCGGCATGACGCCAAGTTCCCGCTCTAGTCTCACCGTGAACAATGCCACGAAAGAAATCGACCCGCTCGACGAATTCCTCCGCGCCTAAGCGGTTGAAGACCTTGACCAACTCTGTCAAAGGCCGGCCTAAGCCCTTGACCAGTTCTGTCAAAGGCCGGCCCGATGCCGTTCCGGGGTACGTCTACGACCAGGCGAAGGCCGATCGCGTCGCCAAATTCATTGAGACTCTATGCGTGATGAGCAAAGGCGAGTGGGCCGGCAAGCCGCTAAAGCTCCAAGAATGGCAGAAGCGGGACATTATTGACCCGCTCTTTGGATGGCTTGACGACCAGGGCCGGCGGCGATTCCGTACGGCCGCGATCTACACTCCGAAGAAGCAGGGCAAATCGACGCTCCTCTCGGCGCTCGCGCTCTATTTTCTCGTCGGCGACGCCGAGCCCGGCGCCGAAGTGATCTCGGCGGCATCCGACCGGCAACAGGCCGGCATCATTGCCCGCGAGGCGGCCAGCATGGTACGGGCCTCGCCGTCGCTCTCGCGCGTTCTCGAAGTGATCGACAGCCGAAACACGATCCTTCACAAGCCGAGCAACTCGCGCTATACGGTGATCTCCGCCGATAGCTTTCGGGCGGAGGGCTTGAACGCCTCGGCCGTACTGCTGGACGAGACGCACAGCCAAAGGGATACGAAGCTCTACGACGCCTTGCGCTACGCCGGTGCCGCAAGACGATCGCCGATGGTTATCAGCATCTCGACGGCCGGCTACGACCGGCGACCTACGGCCCTCTGGTGGCAGCTCTGGCAATACGCCGAAAAGGTGATGGCAAACCCGGCCCACGACCCGACGTTCTTCGGCCGGATATACCGAGCCTCCGAGGATCCGGCGAAGTGGTTCGACGAGGCGGAATGGTTCAAGGCAAATCCGTCGCTCGGTGTAACGGTCTCTCTGGAATCCTTCCGAGCCGATGCCGTGCAGGCCCGAAAGAACCCAGCGGCGCTCAACCAGTGGGCACGGTATCGCATCAACGTGCCGACGGAGACAGATAAACGGTGGTTCTCGCCGGAAGTGTGGGCCGCCTGCGGTGACGAGCTGCACGAGCTCGACGGCCGGGCGTGTTGTGCGGGCCTCGACCTGGCGAGCAACCGCGACATAACGGCCGCCGTGTTCGTCTACAAAGCGACCGACGGAACGTACGACATCGATCCCGTGTTCTGGGTGCCCGAGGACACGGTAGCGGAGCGCGAGAATAAAGACCGGATACCGTACTCGCAGTGGATCCGCGAAGGTTACATCCGCACTACACCTGGTGCGCGGCTGGATCACGACACCGTAGCGGCCGAAATCGTGGCGTATGCGCAATCGCATAACGTCAAAAAGATCGGCGCCGACCCGTGGAACCTCGGTAACATCGCTACGAAACTTCAATCGGAGGGGCTTGAGGTGGTAGGAATAGGGCAGAATACCGGCTCCCTATCCGCGCCTAGCAAGCTGCTCGAAAGTCTGCTTTATGAAAAGCGGCTACGGCACGGCGGGAACCCGGTGCTGGCTTGGATGGCTAATAACGTCGCGCTCTACACGGACAGCAACGGAAACATAAAGCCAGACAAGGGCAGGAGCACCGAGAAAATAGATGGAATCGTCGCGCTCATCATGGGATTGGCTCTCTCATCCGTTACGGACGACGACGGATTGGATAACTGGTCGATCGAAGTTATCTGAAGACGACGAGCAGGCCGTTTGGCACCCAGACGACATAGTAACGCTCCGGGCTCTTGATGCTTTGGCCCCGCAATACTGGGGAATTGAGCCGATTGACCGGCTTACGGCGCAGACGGCCGTACGAGTCACGGCGATTCTTGCCTGCCTGCGATTTATCGCGCAGTCAGTGGCGTGTATGCCGATTGAGATCATGCACACCGGCGACCGCCGAAAGCGGCCGGCCCGCGAGCTGCCGTGCTATTCCGTGCTGACGAGACAGCCAAACGGCTGGCAATCGACGTACTCGTGGCTGGAGCAGATGGTTTTCCATACCGGGCTGTACGGCAACGGCTATAGCCGGATCGTCGCCGGCCCGCGCGGCTTCTGCTCCGAGCTGATCCCGCTCCATCCGTCGCGGATGATTACCCGACGGCTCTCCGACAACACGCTTGAGTACGTCTACCAGGATGCCTACGGCCGCCAGGAGATTTACGAGCAGGGCGAGATCCTGCATTTCCGCTGGCTCTCTGATAACGGCTACCTCGGGCAGATGCCGGCGGACCTCTGCGGTACGTCGGTCTCGCTCGCGCGTAAGCTGGACATCGCGGCCTCTGCCTACTGGGATAACTCGGCGAGGCCCGACACGGTGCTAGAGACCTCGGAGAAGATTCCCGAAGAGGGTATGCAGGCCCTCCGAAACGGCTGGCGCGACGCATACGGCGGCCCTAGGAACCGCGGCAAGGTGGCCGTCCTGCCGAAGAGCGTTACCGCGAAGGTGCTCGACGGCAATTCGATGGAGGCCTCGCAGTACATGCAGCAGCGGGCCGCGATCGTCGGTGAGATCGCCAGGATCTACGGCGTACCGTCGACGCTCATCGGCGACACGGGCGCGATGAAATGGTCCACCGTCGAGCAGGAATTTATCTCCGCGCAGGTGTTCTGCCTGCTGCCGTGGCAGCACAGGATAGAGAGCGGGATCGATATTTCGATTCTTTCAAACTACGGCCCGGACGTTTACTCCAAGCTTGATAACCGCGGCCTCCTGCGAGCAGACACGGCCGGCCGATCGGCGCTTTACCAAACGCTATTCAACATGGGCGCGATTACGCCCAACGAAATCCGCGAGTTTGAGGATCTGCCGCTTATCGACGAGCCGGCCGCCGATCAAACCTACCTACAGCTCGGATTCTCGACGCTCAAGGCCGCCGCGGCCCAGGGTATGCAGGCCCCTGCCCCGATTGAGCTGCCGGCCCCTGCCCCAGACATGCCGGCGGAGCTGCCGTCCGATGGTCCCGCTAATCCCCTTATGAGTGGAGCCGAAGATGTCATCGTCGGTTGAACGTCGCTTTATGTCTCTCGGCGAGATGCCGGCAAAGCTCTCTTTCGTGAAGAAGCGAGGCGCCGCCGGCGGCATGAAGTTTAAGGGCTACGCGGCCCGCTACTCGTCGACCTCAAACGACCTCGGAGGTTTTCGGGAGGTGCTGGCGCCGGGGGCCTTCGATAAGGTACTCGGCCGGCGATCCAAGCCCGACGTAATTCTTACGTACAACCACAACCCGGACATGCTCCTTGCCCGTACCGCGAGTGGTACGCTCTCGCTCGCTTCGGACGACAAGGGCCTCCGGTTCTCGGCTGATGCTCCCGACACGCAGCTTGCCCGCGATCTGGCTGTTTTAATTCGTCGTGGGGACCTCACTGGCGCGAGCTTCGCCTTCACGGTTTCGCCGGCCGCGGAGTCCTGGACGACCGACGAGCGCGGACAGGCTATCCGCACCATACGCGAGGTGCAGGAGCTCTACGATTGTTCCATCGTGGCCACACCGGCGTATTCCAGCGCAAGCGTTGGCGTCCGCTCTCTGGAAAAGTGGAAGCAGGCCCGCGGCGTACTGGTTCCGATGCAGTCGTACGACGACGAGGGCGACGGCGAGGACGAGATGGGCGAGCAGCTCGTCGGCGCCGGCTTGGTGATCTCGATCGACTACGACCAGACCTTTACCGAAGCCCCGGGCCTCTGGCTCTGCTTTATCGAAGAGGCCGTTGAGCTCGGGAACACGGTGATCATGACGACCAGGCGGGAAGACAACGACGCCAACCGGGCGGAGGTTATGTCGGCCGTAGGCCCGGACAGCGATCTCGCGGCCATCATTTTCGCTGGCCCCGACAGCAACAAGCGAGACGCGGCCACGGCCGCCGGCTTTAACGTCAACGTCTGGATCGACGACACGCCATCAACGGTAGACGGCCCTGTGAAAAGGTTTCTGAGCGCAACTACGAGGCTCGCAGCGTCGCGGGCGCTGGGAACGCTCGCCCTGGCGAGGCTACGGAATGTCGTCGGCTAGGTGCCGGAATTGTGGCGAGCGTATGCGAGTGGAGCGGTCCCGCAGGTGCGGAGACGTGCAGCTCCAGTACGCGGCGTGCACGGCCTGCCAAGAGAAACGGAAGCAGATCGTGCCGGTGTCGGAAATCTGGGCCAAGCCGAGGAAAAAATGATTTCAAGCGGGCCGACCACAATCGCGGGAAACCTGTTCGACCTCGAACAGAAGGTACGCGCGTTTGTCGGCGCCGCGATGTCGGCGGCGGCGCGCGGCATGACGGTAGCCGAGTTTGCCGAACTCACCGTTTCGCTCCTTCGGATCGTGATCTCGACGGCAGACACGTTGCCGGCAGACAACGCCGACAAAAAGGCCTGGTGTATTCAGGCCGTCGCCGACCTCTTTGACGCTACGGCTAATTTTGCCGTACCTCGGCCGATGCTTCCGATCTGGTGGGCCATCCGGCCGGCCGTGCGAAACCTTGTTCTCCTGGCGGCCGGTGGGGCCATCGAGAGTCTTCTTCCCCTCGTACGAATGGCGAAGCAATGACCTACGCGGTAATCCTCGCGGCCGCGGCCGCCGTCTGGTTTTGGCCTCAGATTCTCGCCAACGTGCAGAAGCTCCGCGGAGGAATTCCCAAGGACATTCCTCCACGATACTTCCTCTCGGCGGCAATGCTTGCCGGCGTACTTGTAGCCTTTGCGGTTGAGAACTACCGGCCCGAGTCCCAGCCGATGCCGGGGCCGCCGGAGCCACCGGTTACGTTCTCGCTCCGTGGGAAATTTATTGGCCCGACGGCCTCGGCCGACGCCTCTACGTTTGGGGCTCTCTGCGACGAGCTGGCGGCCGTGCTCGAATACGATGCCGAGCAGGCCGAGCCAAGGATAAAGACGGGCGCCGCAATCGAGGATCTCCGTGTTGCGGCCCGCGAGGCCAGGCTCCGCGGCGTCTCGCTTGGTGCTCGACAGCCTCACGCCCGCGATGCCGTGAAGGCCTACCTCGATCAGGCTGCCGGCACCTCTGGCGGGCCTCTTTCGCTTGAGCAGCGGGCGGCATGGGTATCCGCGTTTCGAGATGTAGCGAGGGCCGCCAACGATGCCGCGCGATAACGAGCCATACGACCCGCTCTCCTGGCGAGCCATCGTCGGCAGCGTACTGGTGGCCTGCGCGGCTTGGATGGCTACGCGGGCTCTGTGGCACGCCGAGCGAGTTATGACGGGCCGCACAAACTACGGCTATACGCCAGACCCGGAGGGCACGGCCGGATTCCTCCGCGAGCTGAAAGAGCCAAACTTCCGCCAGGCCGGCGCCGATGCCGTGGCGAAGGCTAAGGGCGTCGATACGTTTCTGTACCGCTACGCGGATCGCGCGAGCCGAGCGGTCTACGGACAACCGTTTAAGGTGTGGAACCAGGGCAACGCCGGAACCTGCGTTTCGTTTGGCTGGGCGATGGGCTCATGGATCGGACAATCCACGGCATGGGCTGCCGGAGAGCTGCCAGCGCCTCCGAAAATGTGCGCGACGGAACCAATTTACGGAGGTTCTAGAACCGCGGGCCGCCTGCCCCCGGTCTCGCAGGCCGGCTATTCCGACGGCAGCTACGGCGCCGCCGCGGCCAGGTGGGTTGCCGGCAAATGCAAAGACAGCACGGTCGGCGGCATTCTCTACCGCGAGAAGTACGGAGACGTAGACCTCTCGCAATACTCAATCCCGCTCTCGCGCGAGTGGGGTAACAGTGGCGTACCGCTCTCGCTCGCGCGGCTCGCCCACGAGCACCAGGCGACGAGCGTTTGCCAAGTCTCAGACTATGAGTCACTCGTAGCGTCGCTCGAATCGGGCTACCCCGTGCCTGTATGTAGCAACGTGGGCTTTGCGGCCACCAACGTTCGCGACAAGGACGGCTTCCTGCCGCGCGGCGGCTCTTGGAGCCATTGCATGGTTGCGGTGGCCGTGCGACACGCTGCGACGAGCGGCCGGGACGGCGTGCTGATCGTCAACAGTTGGGGCGAGCGGTCATGCTCCGGGCCGAAGTGGCCGCCTGACCAGCCGGAAGGCTCCTTCTGGATCTCTCGCGCAGACGCTACCGCGATCGTCTCGCAGGGCGATAGCTTCGCAATCGGTTCGGTAGGTGGGTTTAAGTATCGAGACCTGCATAACGGAAACTGGATGGAGGGCGAGAAATGAGTCTGGTTTTACTACTGCTCTTTGGGGCTATGGTGGGCGGCCTGGCTAAGTGGATCCTGCCCGGCAAATGCCCTGAGGGATGGATTCCGGCAATCGCCCTGGGCGTTGTCGGCTCCGCCGTCGGCGGCCTGCCATTCGGCGGAAACCCGGCCGGCCTTGTTGGCTCCGTCGTCGGTGCGGTCGTCGTGCTCTACGCCTACTCGATGTGGAGCGACGACCGATGAAAGACTCCGACAAGAAGCTTGCTATAGCAATCCTGCTGGCCGTCGCTGTGACATGGTTCGCGGCCACAAGCGACTACAGCCCGGTAAAGCCACAACCCGATCGGCCAGTGCTTCGCCTCATTCAACGGCTCGCCCGCATGGGATTATGGGTGGCGATGTTTGCCGAGCCGGCGCCGCAATCTACCGAAGGCCTCGTCTATCACGCCCAGGCGTACGACGAGAAGGGAGAGCGGATACTCGATCACGGGAAAGGCTGGTGATAGATGTGGGCCTATCTAATCGCGCTGCTAACGAGCCTCTCCGCCGATCCGGCGGCCATCGACGCCGAGCCACCGAGGGCCGCCGCGGCCGTCGCGTATGCCTACGCGGCGCTGAAAGCGGAGCCTGCCGCGGACTATGAAAGCGCAAAAGCAACCGGCAACGCTTCCACGAAAACGGATTCTGGAAAATAGTAATAGGACGTTTCGACCATCCACAGAAGGAAATACCCGATGTCGCTCAAGCGCCGCCAGCTCCAGGACGAAGCCGCCAAACTTGCCAACCAGATCGAAGAGCTCCGCGCGGTCGCTCCGAAGGACGACGCCGAAGCGGCAACGATTGCCGAGCGGATCGACGACGCCGCGAAGCGTGCCAGCGAGATCGAGCCCGAGCTCGCCCGCGAGGCCTCGCTCGACGCCCGGCTCAAGAGCCTGCGGTCGACCGTGACCGACGCCTGCGAACACCGCGACGCGCTTGTCCAGAAGGAAGCCCCGACCGTCGACCGTGCCGAAGCGGCAGCAATTCACGGTTTCGGCTCCCGGAAGGAGGCCCGCGAAGTGGGCGTGGCCCTCCGCGGCCTGATGCGTGGCGAAGTGCGGGCGATGGGCGACGCGGCAACCGGTGCCGGTGCCGAGTACGTCGTCACCCAGCTCTACAACGCGGTCATCAACATCCTGAAGTATCAGTCGGTCGCTTTCCAGGTGGCTTCGACGTTTGAGACCAACTCAAACCGGATCACCTTCCCGAAGGTCGGCGAAATCTCGGCGAC